ATGCTGTTGTTGAGACTGCCCATTTCGTCAGATTTATGCTTGGCTCTTAGCAACATGTCATCAGTTATCTTGACAAATTGCAACGCCCTTCCTTTCGTTATTAGATACCGCAGCTTCCGCCAGTACCGCTAATGGAGCAGATATCATGCGTCTCGACATGCTCGTCAAACTCTTCACCGAGTTTAGACACTGCTTCACTGTAAGGCACAGACGTTAGAGGTTGACCACCCCTGCTACCATCAGGGTAGCAAGTGAAGCCACGAAGCCTGTGTGCATACTTTGCCAGAGTATCAGCAAAGGGCTGCACTGTGTCTTCGTTATTGAGGCGAGAACCCCATGCTGGCAAGTTTATCGTAGAACTGATACTCATGTCAACATAATCTTGTACATCCGCTTGGAATCGAATGCGGCGCTCGTAGTCCTCAGCAAGATCAAGGGCAGACTCTACTTCATCAGGATTGACACCATATAGACTGATGAGTTCTTGTGCGGCACTATCTACGACATACTGATACACCCACCTGTTTTGGCCCTTAAGATAGCGGCGCTTGTATGCCACAGCAAAGATAGGCTCAATGCCAGTAGAGGTTCCAGCAAGGATGCCAATGCTTCCAGTAGGTGCAATAGCACGGTTGGCTACAGGACGGCTGACAGACAGAGTATCAGCAAAAGACTTGCTGACAGCATCGCTGATGCCTTTGTAGACGGACAGCCACTGATGCAACTCAGGCGTAACCTCATACTTGTATCCCCGTTTAAGCAGCCACTCATGGACGCCCATGAAGCCGAGACCGAGGCGGCGATTCTTCTCACGAACTTCATAGACCTTGGCGTAAGGAAGCTGAGCCTTGAGTGTGCCACAGATGAGGAACATGGTAGCGAGACGAACAACATCACGAAGTTCATCAATGCTATCAATTCGGCCAAAGTTAAGTGATCCCAGATTGCAGACATCGCTGTCATCTTCAGAGGTCACTTCCGTACATGCGTTACGAAGGGTCTCACGCTCCTTGTCAAAGAAGTTGAAGCTGAAGCCCGGTTCAGCACTACGCAATGCCTGCCGCACATTCTCAATGAACACCTTGCCGGGCTTGCCTGTCTTGTAGTAGTTAAGCAGCCACTCAGTGTCGTAGTTGACAGAGACATTAGTCATATCAAGCGGAGCAGGGAAGTTGTAGTCATCTTGCTTGATATCCCACAGCGACTTACCTGTTTTACCAACGGGCATACTCTGCCAATCCTTAGCTGCAAGAAAGCGCATCACATCTGCGTGTTTCCAATTCAGTGAAGCATAGATTGCAGATCGACGGGAGCCGCCTTGCATGACACGACGACCAATCTCGTTGATCATGTTCATCTTAGGAATAGGACCAGAGGCTTGCCCACCAGTTCGTGCAATAGGCTCGCCTTCACCACGATAGATGCTGTAGTCTACGCCAATGCCTCCCCCTGTCATCAGGCAGGACTCAGCCTTCCATGAAAGATTAGCCCAATCTTCACGGCTATCCTCTTCTGCACGAAGTAGATAACAGTTGTTGAAGAACTTGTTGGGGCGACCTGCGTAGTACAGATAGCGGCCACCGGGGATGAACTTGAGTTCAGTGATGTATCGTGCAAGCTGAGCCTTGTCTTCAATAGACATGGTTGTGCCTGCAGCGGAGCATACGTCTTCAACCAGCGTCTTAGCCAGTTGCTGCCACGTTTCTGCGCCTTCATGCCGATACTTGTGATTGAAAATGTCTTCTGAGAATTTACTACGGAACATAGGGTTTAGGTTAGACTTGAACTTCATTTCTTCCTCGCCTTTGATGACAGTCTAGCCGCTGATTCTGTTATCAACGGAGTTTGGTGTTAGTGTACAGGAAGCTAACTATTTCTTCCTCACGCTTATAGTTTCAGCCTTCACATCATCCACATCATACAGCAAGTCTTCAAACAGTTCTTTGACATCTTCTTCATGCTGCTGTGGTGTCGTGGAGAGGATGTTGCCATCCTCGTCCACTTCAAGTTCTACACGTACAGTAAACTTCATGCTGCATCCTCAACAAGGTCACTAAGATCAGGCGGCGCATAGTTGGGGCCTTTCATAACCTTACCATCTGCCCGCTTGATAGGCTTACCATCAAGGCCGAGCTTCGACATGTTACTCTTGTGAACACGCACGAAGGCTTCGTATACCACCATAGGCGGAAACATCGTCACAGCTTTCTGGAATACTTTCAGGTGGCTCTGCAGATAGTCTGTGATCTCTTTAGCCTCATCCTCAGGCAGAAGTTCATTCTCTACAGCATGGTGGATGAAGTGATTGAATGGCGTGTAGACATACAGAACATCACATAGTTCCTTCAGTGTCTCAGCCTTGTTAGTCTTCTCCATAGCCTCGTTCAGTTCAGCCAGTTCTTCCTGCACAAGTTTAAACCACAGGCGCATATCAAGGGATGCACCAAAGGTCTTGATAAACTCCTGCAGCATAGGCGCAAGATTGGTAGTCAGAGCATTCTCTTCAGTCACGGTTTCGTCAGCCATTGTCATTCTCCAGTGTTGTGACAGCTTTGTTGAGGTAGTATTGGGCTTTCTTGAGGTCTTCCTTAGGCTTACCCTTATAGGGATGCCTATGTATATACTTGATTGTGTTGCCTAAGCAATAGGCCCTGAAGCCATCTTCGCCTAGAACTTGTCGTATGTAGTCGATACATTCAATGCCACCACCATAGTTGTAGTGGGCAGGCTTGTTTACAGGATCGTGGTCACTCATGCTGAACCTTTAGTCTTCGTGAACATGTTGAGTTTTATTACCTTCTTATCATCGTCCACATATTCGTATGACACTTCCTCTTCATCATCAAAGAGGTCATTCATGTAGTTGCCTTCTTCTGGTGTATCACGCAGGCTCTTGAGTTTATTCATCAGCATCTCATAGAACTCATCGTCTTCATTCATCAAAACAAAGGCTGCAGACAAGAGCATCATCGTCAATGCAGCCATCTTCTTCCAGTCATCGGGGTGATCATTATCTGGAATACACATACCGATAGACATGTGCATATTGTCTGTGTCATCTTCATATGGCCGCAGGATAAGTGCATACTCATATGGATCAAGTTGGTAAGTCATTGTTTATCCTTCACGTTGATGCGTGTAGCAGTCAAGGGCTTACCACGCTCTTGTAGCCATGTCAAGGGGATAACTCTATGCGCCCACTTGAAGCCATTCTTTTCACACCATTCAGCATAAGTAGTCTTGCTGCCTTTGTATAGTTTAGCGTTACTATTGCTGAATACAAAGCGGATGTCTAGCTGAGGATGCTGCTTCTTTATCTCCTGATGCTTACGCCTGTCATCAACATCGAATTTGCCTTTAGTTTCAACGATGATACCATTGTCAAGCACGAAGTCTGCTGTGTATGTCCTGTAGCGGAAGTCTGCCCATTCGATCTTTAGCTTCTCGTATCGCACCTCTTTTTGTTTATCTGAAAGAAAAGCAGCGACCTGATCCTCCAAGCCGCTGCGATAAGTTCTACTATTGTGCCTTCTTGTTGTTTTACTTGGCATACCCCTTAGCCTTTTCTTCATGCTCAGGCGACACGAATACATAGTCAGTTGGTGCAGGGTCTTTAGTGTTAGCCTTAGTCACCAGCTTAGGCAGTGTCTGCAGTTCAGGCCAGCATGTCTTCTTGTAACTACAGAAGGTGCAGGCATCAGGCAGCACCATGTTGCCAGTAGGTTTGCCATAGAAGAGTTCAGGCTGAGCATCGTATTCACGCCTGAATGGCTCATCGTTGTTGATGTAGTTGACAGTGTAAGCGATATCTTCAAGGATCACATCTACGTCTACATCCTCTGCAGCCACATACTTGAAGGCACCGTCACTCTTGTTGATGACCCACCACCCGCCTACGTCTACACCTTTGGCTGCAGCGTAGCCTACAAGCTGAGCCACATAGCCGAAACTATCTGAGTCAGCCAGAGTGTTGAAGCTCTCAAACTTGTTCTTGTACGACCAAGGTGAGGCACTCTTGATATCGTCTATCTTGCCATCGAGATACAGATCATAGGAGCCTTTGATCTCTGCTCCTTCGATCTTCAGCACTACAGTCTCAGTATCACCAAAGTCTACACTGGCAGCCCTCAGCAGCCCCTTGAAGACTGCCTCTGTGATGTCACCAATGATCATCTGCATCAGGAAGAAAGGCTGCATAGGTTCAGCAGCCTCAGGCTTGTTCTTGTCAAACCAAAGCTGACACCTTGCCCTGCCAATGTTAGACATACGCAGAGAGAAGTTCTTGCCTCTCTCTTTGGATGTCAGTTGACGCTCCAGTGCTGCCTTCACATCAGCAGCAACACGGTCGAGGATGTCATCACTGACTGCTCCCCGACCTGCTGCCACATCCTGAAGAAGCATATGCAGAGCTACTTCAGCGGGATGTTGCATTACGCTGCCTCTACTTCTTCAAAGTCAGAGCTACCTACATTGATGAAGTTCTCAATAAAGGCTTTGTCTTCCTGAGACATGTCATTAGAATGAGCACGATCCCACATAGTGAGGATACTACGATTCTTGTTCTCAACGTAGTCCACAAAGTCTCGCATGAGTTGCTGATCCCCTGCATCAAGTTGAACAGCCTCAAGCGGCTTCATGGTTAC